CTTCAGCTTCTGAATCACCTAACTGGTTACGCTCTACAAAGAAAGCAAGATAACGATTAACAGTTTCTCCCCACTCTTCGCGGCGTTTCTCTTCATCCATGTAACGTGCATATCTACTTTTGTGTATGTATTGTTGATACTGATCCATCAAACAGCTCCTCATCTGCGTCTATTTTTCTTAATTCTTCTAACCGAACACTCTTAAAGTTTTTATTATCTTTAGTTACTCTACCTTTACGTTTTTTATGGTACTTGTCTCTACGGACAGTTTTCCGGTCGATGTAATTTTTATCCATCTTGTTCCAAGACCTTCAACAGCTTATCTTCGTACCACGCGGCTTTTCTTAGATCCTCCGTTCCGTTTTTGTACGGATAGCGCCAGCGATACTTCAGACTGTTTCCGCGTAAATAACCAACAAACTCTTCGTGGCTTAACATGGCGCGGATTCCGTCTATACATTCTACATCTCCGTTATTGTAGTGCTTAGGCTTGTTAACATTATCCCACTCCTGAGGAGTTGCGTCATCAATACTTACTTTATTTTTAGTATGTTGTTTCATTCTTGTTCCTCAGGGTAGTCAGGGTTAATTTCAATTCGGCAAGAAGAGTCAATCCAGTCTTTAGGAATACTATAAACACTGTACCACCTAAAGCCGTTTCTTTCTGCCCACTCAGCATGTGATCTTTTAGTCCCATCCTTTCTTCGTTTTGCTCCGGGCATCGGGGCAGCAGGATCAGCGAATAAAAATACAAGCTCTATGTTTTTAGGAAGAGCTTTTTTAACCCATACATATTTATTATGTTCTGCGTAATCCCAAAATCTGCCCTTAGCTTCAAGGTAGATTATTTTTTTATTAACTTTTTTTATAAAGTCAGGATGATAGGTATGCTCTACCACATAGTTAATTTTTTCTGAATGAATCTTCCAGTCTTTTAAGATACCAGAATGTAATTCATATTCCCAGTTAGAGTCATAGCCTTTTACAACATTTTTTTCTGTCGGTCTTTTAACTCTTCTTTTACGTACACCAGATCTTATTTTTGCAGCCACGATATATCCTCAATGCTTTTTAAAGATACACCGACTTTATAAAGCTTTTTAATTTTTTGTTTAGCCCAGCGCCTTGTATAAAAAGTTACATGTCTAGATTTTTTCATTACAAAGTAAGGGGCTTCCGGCAGCATAACTTTAAAGTTTTCTTCTGTAATATCATCTGCTGCTTCTTCAGGCACAATGGTTTTTAACCATTTAATAAGCAGCCTGTCTGATAGTTTATTTATTTTTTTAATTTGTTTAGCGTTCATAAACTTCATCAACCTTTGGAGACTTTCTAACTTTAGTAAAGTATACATTACCTTTAGCATATCTAAAAGTCCTTAGTCCTTTACCATCATTAGAATCTTTATGACATTCAAACTTATGAGGGCAGTAAGAACAATTCTTAGGTAGCTTCATGTTGCCCGACTTACCTTCAGGTATGGGCTGATAACACAAAGCAGGAGGGTTAACTAAAGTAAGTTTATGCTTAAGATCTTTAATATGTTTCGTGATGTTAGGCTTATCTAGTTCTTCTGGTTGATAAAAACAAAGCTGTCCCGTTTCTTTGTTAATAACAAGAAAGCCGCCGTTGTCTGTGCCTTCTGCATGTTCATAGGCGGTAAGCTGTGCTAGATAACCAAAAGGATCATCCTCGGCTAAAAGCCCTTTAGCAAACTTACTAAAAGAAAAACCAGAAGCAGATTTAATATCGACTACTTCACCGTTTATCTTACAATCCATGTGTCCTTTTAAACCAGAAACCTCTATTTCTTTCTGCTCATCAGTGACTTTGTTACCCGACATACGGACTAACAAAAGAAGTACTTCTTCTAAAAGATGTCCATAAAGAAACTTAATAAATAAAGAAGGATCTAGTCTTCTGTTTTCTGATTCAGTTTTTTGATCAAACCATAACTGTCTAGCAGGTTTACCTATGTTAGACATCCGTAAGTAAAAACCTTTTCTGTCTTGAGGTTTAGACCATTCTTTAATTACATTTTTTATAGCCTCTCCAAACTCTTCTATTACCTCTTCAGATAAGTCTAAAGGACCATCATTAAGTTTATCTAAGGTACTATAAATATCTTCTACGATCATTTTCTATGCCTTACAAATCTACATTTACGTGTCTCTGAGTTGTAATGTAAATATTGAACATTAAGTTTTTTTTGTATTTCTGTTTTACCAGAAAGCCTACCATCTTTATAAGACTTTACATCTATTAAAATAACCTTGCCTTCAGGATCTAAGGCTACAATATCAATAGGCCCTGTACAACCACAGTTCTTAAACACATGATAGCCGTTATCCCATAACCAAGTGATAGCGTAGTGTTCTGCTAAGTCTCCTATCCTGCTGGAGTCATGTTTTTCTTTTATGTTAGTTAATTTCATTTATAAAATCCTCCACACTTTTTAACTCATTCTGTTCTAGAGTATGGTGTAGGTTTCTACCAAAAGAAGTTATGTTAGAATCGTCAATTAACTTTTCTTTAGACGCAAGACCCACACACTTATACGTTGGAAATGAGCCTATCATAAGCATATAATAATCACAAGCTTTATTCTTTTTATATAAAGGTAATATAAGTCTACCGTTAGGATACTTAGTTGTCTTTACATCTACAGTTAAGTTTTTATAAATAAAATCTTCAATGGCTGGTTTACCCGGATTTAAATCAGGCCACACGTTTAAAATCTTAGCTGCGGCTAACTCAGACCCAGCACCTTCAAGTTCAGTTTGTTGATCAGACTGAGGGCCTACCTTAAGATTTTTAATACCTGATGCTCTAGAGCTTTTAGTTCTTACTTTAGCAATAAACTCAGCTATCTTTTGTTCGTATTTTGTTAGCTCAATTTCAGTGTGTTTCACTCCAGTTATCTCCTATCTTATACTCACCGTCCAAAGGACATTTAAGTTCAAGCACTTCACCAGCTTCAATAATTGCTTCAACACCTAGCCTACCTACTTCATCAGCCTGATCTTCTCTTACTTCTATTTGCCACTCATCATGAACATTAGCTACGAACTGAGCATCTAAATCTTTAATCTTATCTTTTAATAAAATCAACGCTTGCTTCATAACAATAGCTCCAGCACCTTGTAGCAGTGTGTTTAAAGCACTATGTTCTGATCTAATGTAAAGCTTACGTCCGTCTAATGCTTTGAGGTAATTCTTTGCTGATGCTCTAGAGACTCTATCCTTAAGATTCTTAAATGATGGGAGATTATCAATAAATGATTTTCTAAGGTTCCTTCCAGTATTTCTACCTCCCCCTGCCACTGTTCCAAGTTTAGCATCTCCTGCTCCGTATAGAAGGGCATAGATGAAAGTCTTAGCCTGATTTCTTGATTCAAGTCCTGCAAGTTTTTGATTAGCGGTGTGTATGTCTCCATTAAGGATTTCATCGGTATACTCCTTGTCATTCATATAGTGAGCAAGCATTCTCAACTCAAGACCACTAGCATCGATGCCTACTAATTTATAACCTTCAGGCACTGACCAACAAGCCCTACACTCTTTACCATAAGAAGAGGACAGGCTGGGTATCTGGGCCATGTTAGGGCCTCTATGTGTCATTCTACCTGTAATGGTTCCGTTGTGGTTAACAAAGCCATGTACCCTTCCTGTGTCTTCATTTAACTCATCTAACCAAGAGTTAACTTGAGCAACTCTTTTTTGAATCATTAAGTATTCTGCTATTACTTCTGCTTCTTTAATGTCTTTAATCTCAGACAATATCTTTTCATCTATCTTAGGTTGTCCCGTAGGTGTAAACTCTTGAGGCTTCCAACCAAACTCCTGTAAGTATTCACCTATTTGCTGTCTCGATCCGGGGTTAAAGTCTTTAGTGTATACTCTTGTTACATGGCTTTCATGCTCTAAAGTTTTATGTTCTTCAGTTGTAAGCCTTACGCCTTTACCAAAGTTATCCAGACCTATTTTAAGTAACTTACCTTTGGGGCTGTAGCGCCGATAAATCTTTTTGTATTCTTTCTTAGGTACAAATACTTTCTGTATCTCATTAGTAATTGTATCTATTCTAGAATTAAGATGGGCTAGTAACTTAGAGGCGGCTTCTACATCAAGCAAGAAACCATAGTCTCTTTGCTTTGAAAGTATCTTACATACCTCATGTTCTATAACAACGCTTTGTTTTGTAAAGCCTTTAGATTCTTTCTTTAACTCATTGTAAACTTTGTAGTTAAGAAATACATCCTGCTCACAATATTTAAGCATCTCTTCAGAATATCTTGTGTATTCTTCAAACTCAATCTTGGGTGAACCAAGGGCATAGCCCCAGCGTTCAAGGCCATGATTACCTTCTCGTACAGGATTAAAGAGGCGTGACAAAACTAAAGTATCTACAAGCTCCTTATCTGTCAGATCAACGCCTGTAAGTTTTTTTATTACAGGAACATCAAAGCCTATAATGTTGTGACCAATAAGCTTATCTGCATTCTTAAGAAGTTCTAAACCCTCCTCCAACTGAGAAGGGCCGAAAGATACCTGAACTTCTGTATCTATATCTAAGGCAGACAAGCACCATATTTTTGTTGCATTAAGATCGTCTGTCTCAATGTCAAAGACTAAAGACTTCAAAGCTCTATCTCCTCTATTTCATCTTCATCAGGAAAGGTTTCAGATAACCTACCAGTTTCTTTATCATATAGCAAGTGAGTCGCCATTCCAACATCACCAGTGTATCTAGATTTTAAAATACGCATGTGAGTTGTCTGTGCTTCTAAAGGATTGTCTGCTTGTTGATTACGTTCCAAAGCGATAACACAGTCTGATATATGAGCTATACCACCGGAGCCTCTGAGGTGACTCAAGCTTACCTCGACACCATTCTCATGGCCCCTATTACCTTCGATTCTTCTAAGATGAGAGACTAAGATTAGCCCAGCGCCTGTTTGTTCTACAAGCTTCCTAAGTTGTGTCATGATTCTATCAATTAGAATACGTTCGTTACTTTCATCTGATGCAGAAACCAGCATGTGAAGATGATCTACAATTACCCATTTACAACCACAACCTATAATCATGTATCTAATTCTAGACATGATTTCATCGAAGTCACTAGCACCAAAGTGTGCATAGATCCAGACACGATCTTTATGCTGCTCAAAGAATTTATTACTTAGATTGTCATACTCTTCACCGAGGTCTTCACGGATCTGATCAATGTATAGTCTTTGATTAGCCTCAATAGAAAGGATACCGTCAGCGGTTCGCTTCCAGTCCTCTTCAAGAGCCACAATTCCTACATTGTCTTGAGTCTCTTTGATAAGCCAGTGTTCTAATTCTCTAGTGATGCTAGACTTACCTAAGCCTGTACCACCAGTCAGTGTTACCAGCTCACCCTGTCGTAGCCCATAAAGCTTTTCGTTTAAGCCTGACCAAGGATATGGCACACAGTCTTTCTTTTCTCGGTGATTTAGTTTATTAAGATTGTCTGATAAGTTAAGAACTCCTGAAGGCGTGTAGACCTTAGAAGCCCACCAAGATGTAACAAAGGACTGATGTTGACCATTACGTAGCATGTCATTAGGATCTTTAAACTCATCGGGAAACTGGAAGATCTTGGCTTTACCCGGAGTTAGTAGCTTGGCTACTTTACGTGCTGCTTCCTGTCCCGGCTTGTCATTGTCGAAACATATCACAACAGTCCCAAATTTTTCTAAAAACTCTATGTTTTCTCTAACGTCTTTTACTGCACCGGCAGCACCATTCTTTACCGAGACTACAGGCCACCTAGAACCCATAAGCTCATAGGTAGCCATAGCATCACACTCGCCCTCGGTGATTGTTATATATTTACCGCCTTCTTGAAAGGCTTGCTGGCCGAACAAACTAGAACTTCTAGAGTCACCCTTCCAGTTAAAGATCTTACCTGCCTCACGTACTTTGTAACCTGAAATTTCATTAGCGTTGTAATAGGGGTAGTAGTGCTTAACTATTTCGCCCTTGCTGTTGGTATGCGCTTTTACCCCAAACTTCTTAGCCGTATCTAAAGATATCGACCTGTCCTTTAATGCAATAAATTCTCCTTCAACATCATTCATTGAATTGTTCTTATAAGTTTTAAAGTCACTGACTGTTTCACCGTTCATAGCTTTCTCATAATTTTTAAAACGAGTTTCACAACTGAAGCACCACGCAGACCCATCTTCGTTCATAGATACTGGATCGCTACCGCCGCAGTTAGGACATGGCAATTTATATTTTACAAAGCTCATAAATAATAAGGGGGCTATTCGCCCCCGTTATCCTCCTCTTCGCTCACTAGAGCATCTTCTGTTAAGTTTCCCTGTATGACTTCATGAAAGCTTTTTGAAGCCGCCCTAAGTACATCAATACGTTTACCAAGGGTTTGGATTTCTGCCTCGACTTCAGCTAGATAGTTGAATGCTATCTTAGCCTGATCTTCTAGCAACTCAACGTCATAAAGACCGTCATCTGTCTTGTAAGTAAAACTGCTCATAGAGCCTCCTCTTCACTGTCAATTACATCAAACTCATCTACGTTACCGTAGGGTACTAGGTTAACTACTTGAACCTTTTGTAGGTCCAAACCTTTGTAGACTTTACCCTGACGAGTAATTTCCCAAGGCTTGTACTGTACATTAACAGTAGATCCATTACCAACTTGGCAATCCATAGGCATTTTACTGCGATCCATAAGATCAGGTGCAGACCTGACCATACCATTAGGGCCATGAACTTTTCGTTTAATAACGATTGTCGGACCCTCGTCTTTGTCTTTAACGGTGTAACCTTCTGCTCTAAATTTATCAGCAGTATCGTCATCGACAACCACGTTCACTGTGTATACAGGTTCATAAGTTGTATTTGGTTGAGTGATGCTCGCCCAATATGCAACGCCAGAAACTATAGCCATAACACTTTCCTCTTTAGTTAAAGTTTAGTAAGTTTAACAGTTCTGTAAAGAACATCAAGCATATTCTCTATGCCAATTTCTAGGTTTCTTTTTAAGACCACGGGATGAGTGGCACCTAGCAGCCCACCAATAAGTATCACATAGCTCCTCCTGTAATTTTTTTCTAGATATTTTACTGCGCTTATCCCCTGTAAGTGGCCTTACAAAGGCGTGTTTGTTTCCTAGACTTATATGGCAGTATCTCCAACCATCCTTGTACAAAGGCACAACAAACTTATCACTTCTTTTAGGTTTTAAAAGAAACTCTTTTTGTTTTAATATATCTTCTACAAACATTAATCATCCACCAAGGTATCTAAAAAGTCAGGAAATAATTCGATGATGTCACTCTCACTGGCAGAAAGGTTACCGTCAACGTGCATAGACCAGTCTTTAACAAACTCAAGGAATGCTTCTTTTACTTTAGTCTCTGGTAAAGCTGTACCTAATATCATAACAAACATCCTAGACCATGCGTCATCAAAAGCAATATGAAAATCTGACATGCCTTCTATCCAACCTTCTTCATTAGGGTTCATACATTCTCTCCTGTTAAGTCTCCGGTGAGTACAGCATCATCACCCCAACAATAGATAGTAACCCTCTCGCCTTTGTCATCTTCAATTATAATATCCCAAGTATCTCTAGACTGTGTGTCACCCGCCAAAGACCTTTTAATTTTAATTGTAGCCGTGTTGTGTACAAAAACATTTGTTCCTATCGACATAACGCACTCCATGAGTATTTAAGTTGGGGACATTTTCTAAATTCATCATCAATCATTCTAGCTACTTGACGACATTCGTACTGAGCATCCTTACTAGATCTTAACTTAACTACTCTAGCAAATGCAACTAACGATCCAGTCCAAATCCATTCAGTCATCATAGACTGAGGAAGAATCATACGTGCTTGTTCAGGGGCAACACCAGCCGCTAACATGTTGTCGTAAGTAGTTTTAATTCTAGTAATTAAATCCCAGTACCTATCATCAAATCTTATTTCATCGTGGTCTGTAAATGTTTCATCAAGTGAACCTTGTTTCTTATCTGGCGCACGTTTTCTCCAACCTTCAGGAGCGTGAAACTCTGGCTCGCTATCTACATACCTTCGGCTGACCTCATTCCAGACCAAGCCCGTCTGATGCTTAACCAACTGCCTTGCAATAAAGAGTGGAGCTTTAATCCTAAACTGAGCCTGTACATGACCGAAGGGTGTCCAATGATCATGCTCTGCTAAGTATTTAATAAGACCTTTATCTTTATCTTTAAACTGTGTAGATATTTTATCAAACGAAACCCTCGCGCTGTTAACAACAGTTAAGTCTCCTCCCATGAGGTCAATCATTTCTACTTTCACGATGCTACTCCTACAATAAAAAAGATAGTAAATATTATAACACAAGAGTACAACACAATCCACTCCTGTCTTATTAGGTTTCCTTCTAAGACATCTACAATACAGCCCCTAATTAAAGAGGTCAGTCTGGTTAAAATGTTTCTGCCTTTGTTCAGCAATAAACGCATGTGATTCTCCTTCAGGTAGTATGTATTTTAAAACAGTTTCAAAGCATTCAGCGCGGGTTACGTCCTTCATAAACTCTTTTTGGTGGTCATCGTTGTCAGAATCATACCCATGTAGTGTTTCAAGTAATGCGACATAGGATTCTTTAACGAACCCTACGCCGATTGCTTCTACTGTGTCCCACTCTATGTCAAATTTCATATTAATCTCCGTTATATACCCAATCTAAATGTCTAGCCTGAGCTTCAACATTAGTAATCATACTAATTAAATAATCAAATGGAAAATCACAATAGTTTGTTTCTTCTACTGCCTGTAATGTAAACCCATCTGACCCAAACATTTCAGAATATCCTTTAATATATACTACTCCACCGTCACCATCTGTATAAATACAGTGGACAACTTCATCTTCTTCTTTTGTAATGTGGGAAGGGCCTTTCATATTAAAGATCCATTCGGTAAATTCTGTTATGTTTTTATTAGTTATATTAGCTGCTTCTTTTATTGGCATGCTCATACGTTTACGAACTCCTGTTTAATAGTTAGTTCAACACAAACCTCACCGTCAGGGTGATAGCGATAGGCCTCAACAAGTTTGTCTTTTAGTTGTAGCATTTCTGTGAGTTGAATACATTCGCTTTCTTCATCTTGATAGTCTCTGTAAGCAGTGACACAAGCAAGAACAAACTTTTTATTTTTCTTAACTACTTTGCCTACTAATTTATGCGACCACCAGTAAGCTTCAAGTACGTAGTCTGCATCGGTATCTATATTCATGCCGCATCCTTAAAGTTATTAATAATTGTTTCACGAACCTTTTCGCCACGCTTATAAGATATTGAAGCTATATTAACTTGAGACTGACGGCCTG